GATACGTTGGTATTGTCCACTCTCAGTCTCGGTACACCCATACTCACGGCACTGATACAAATTCTAAATAGGGATGAGGCTGTGACCCCTGGTCCGGAACTTATTACTGCATTAACAATTGATGAGGTAACCACCACGATTCCAAATGGTATTATGAATATACTCAGAGGGATTAGAGTAAATATTCCAACTGATGTGGTGTTATCCACTCTCAGTCTCACTGAACCCGTATTCACAGCGTTGCTTGGTATTCTAAATGGAACTTGGGCTGGTAACAGTCCGGGTGCTGGTCTTATCGTGGATTTGGGGATTAATCTGGAAACCACTACAATCCCAATCTATATTATTAATATACTCAATGGAACTTCACTGATAACCGTGGGAACTGTGGTAAGACCCAGAGAAGTTGGAGCAGATATTACAGATGCGTTGATATTGTCCCAACTCACCACAAATGTATTCGCAGTACTCCCAGAAACCATAAAGAGTATTATCTTAAGGGATATACCACTACCTTCATTTACACTACCTGAGGTTGCGTATTGGGCGTGGGATATGCAATTACTCGGTCGGAAACTAATCAAAAATATCAAATTTAAAGTCGATACACAGATACTCGAAGAAATAACAGCGGATTGGTGTATCATTCACGATAATATGTACACGACCGCTTCGCAAAAAATGAGCGCGAACACACTCTACAACAGAAACATAACTGGAGGAGAAACGAGTCAACCGTCCGCCCAAAACATCGCACAGAGTAATGATGTGTTTATTCATATACCGTTCTTCTTCTCACACAATTACGGTGGTGACGCCTATTCGGAAAACGTTCAAAATAAATCAGCGTTTCCACTATGTGCCATTCATAAACAGAAAATCACACTCGAAATTGAGTTTTTCAAGCAACCCTTCTTCACTCTGTATAACCAGCGTGCATCCGACAATTTAAGTACCCGAGGTCTCCCGCAGACACCTCCAGCGAAAAAGTTACAAAATTTTAAAGTCATCACGGAGGAAATCACACTTTCCCCCGAAGAACGTTTATATTTTACCCGACCTAAGAACGAGATTACATACGATTTCGTGATTAAACATTCAAGTATCCCCCTTGAACCAGAAAAGCGAGAATTTATCGTACAATTGGAACCGAGTATTCCCGTCAAATGTTTCCATTGGTTTTTTAGATATGGGGGATACGAAAACGAGGATGAGTACAGGAGTTTACCCGTGGACGATGCAGCTTACGTCAATGAATGGTACTATTCGACGACCGCGAACCGTTACAACTTTACCCGTGGGCAGATCAAAGACAAGTCTGAACCACATCTCTTAAAAAGTGCTTTTTTTACATTGAACGGTGAACGCATTCCAAACGTATCGAATAACGACAGAGAATATTTTTTCAGTTACGTCCCCTCGCGAGCTAAACTGGCGAGATCAGCGACCGATATTGCGAATAGCTATTTATTCGAACCACCCGTACCCAATTATTTGCTTAATTATATTTACTCATACAATTTCGCACTGTTCCCCAAAAGTACATCACTTTCAGGCTTTCTCGACTTTTCTACGCTACAATCAGACAAGACCAAATTATATTTAGAATTGGTGGATAATACTGATCTCAAATACGGCAACGGGAAGAGTATCCCGAATCCAGAATATAAATTTCATATGTACTACACGGGTTATAAAACACTCATCTTCGATAATGGATCTTTGTTACAAACTTAAAAATAAAAAGTATAGTTAAGTAGAGATGGCAGGAAAACTGACATTAGGTACTAATGGGATACAGGATATGTATATAATAGGGAACCCGACCTATTCACATTTCTCGGGTATTTTTAAGAGACACACGAAATTCGCTTTCGATGTGAGAGAACACCCATTACTCGACGCAAAATTCGATCAGGATACGATATGTATCATACCAGTCGATATGGGGGATCTTCTCACGAACCTGACACTTCGGTATAAATTCTTCTTCAAGGCGTCTGTATCAAATACGTACCCATTAGGTGGTGTCGCACCCACGGCGGCAAATCCAACTGGTAATTATGACGATCCATTCACACCTACTGTCGGTATCCACGCCATAGAGTACGCCGATCTCATTATAGGGGGGGTGCACATCGAACGACTCACGGGTGACTGGATTTATCTGTACCATAAATACCATGCGACCGATTATAATTTTAAGGATACCATCGTCCCTCTAACAACCGCAAAAGAGGATCCCTATGGTGCAAGTGATGATAACGTATGGACCTTGCGACAGATGTACATCGATTTACCGTTTTATTTCTATAATAATTTTCCAGCTTCTGTCTTGCTATGTAAACTCACGAAACAGAGTTGTTATGTCAGGATCAAGTTCAAGAAATTAGATGAACTCGTCCGACCGTACTTGAATCCATTCGTGACGGAGGCGAGAATAGAGACGGCATCCTTGTTAGCGACGTACGCATACCTTGCCGAAGATGAATTGAATTATTTAAAAAGTACACCGATAAACCAGTTGATCACACAGATACAATTGAAAAGACATGATATACCGAGGACGAAGGATGAAGATGAGATCACCTTACGTTTCCATCACCCAATCAAAACAATTTATTTTATCGCGACGAAGAAATCGAGACGGTTTGCGTATCATGGTAATGAAACATTAATTCAGTACATGCTCAATACAAAATTTAAAGAATTGGAGATGATCCTAAACAATACACCCCTATTCAATGAACCCTTTTCAAAACTGGTCCATGAGAATTCCCTAACAAACTCAATTTCTGGTGTAGATGTGGATGTGTCATTTGACGGTTTAACTATAGTCGATGGGAGTGTCGTGTACAGTAACGTAAATGATACACCCTCCTATGTTAGTTTTCAACTGGAAACACGTGACCAGATCGCGAGTTACTCCTTCGCACTTCACCCTTTGGATAACATCCCATCGGGGCATTTGAATTTCAGCCGTATAATCGATCAAAAATGTCGAATCAAATTGGACTACTCGGACCCATTCTCAGCAGAAGCGGGTGTATCAGAGGATCCAGAAAGTAACGTGACGGAAGTTCAGGTTTACGCGAAGAGTTACAACATACTCCACTATTCGAGTGGATTATGTGGCTTAAAATATTAATGATACATAGTATATATGGCGGGTCGAGTTCTAATCGCGGCGACAGGGGAATTAGAGAACTCTTTAAGCGTCAACCCGTCATTCTCTTTTTTTACTAAAAAATATAGTAAGCACACAAACTACGCGACTGAAAATTATAAAATAACCTTTCCAGAAAAGGTATACACAGACGATTTTCTGGAGGTACCGATCCCCCAGAAGTATGGTGATATTTTACGGGGGGTTGTACTATCCTTTGTCGCCGATCCCACTAATGTCGCGAGTATAGGATCAAATCTTTATCCCGTCGATGTTTTTGGAATTTCTGTGATCGACTACGTAGAGTTATATGTCGGTGAACATAAAATCGATACGGTCACGGGAGACGATATATTCATAGACCGTGAATTAAACGTACCCGAATCATATAGATCGAGTGTGAACGCATTACATGGAAATCCATTTCAGGGAAGTGCGGAACCCGAGTTCGTACAAGAATTTTTAGATGGACAGTATAACACACGGGGGATCGACCCATTCACGACTGATGAATATAGGATTCACATCCCCTTTTATTTTCACCGACACCCGGGAAGTGGGTTTCCTTTATGTTCCATATACGATCAGGAAATGACCATTCGCATAAAATTGCGACCATCTATCGATGTCTTGTTTACGACACAGAACAAATTGGGTGATGCTACGCTATGGGACCCCGAAGCAAATAATCGGGTGCTCCAACAACTCGAATTGAGTAATTTCACAGTCAATTTGGACCTTGTTCATTTAGATAAACCAGAACGATGTAGGTTACAGAGTGTACCTCTTAATATTTTATTCGAACAACACCAAAGGAATGTATTTCTAATTGAAGCACGATCTAAAACAGGTACCTTTCAGTTGAATTTCTCCAATTGTGTCAAAGAACTCTTTTTCGTCGCTAAAAAGTTCGGTCACTGGACACAAGATCAAATAGCAATTTTGAATCGGATACACGATCTCGATAAATTGACATCCTCTCAAGTCGGTGTTATCACTGAACTTCGACAGTCTCTTTACAGTATTTCAATTTGGGATGAAATTATACGCATTGCTATGAGTAAATTAACTGGTGTGGTGGATTCGGATACACGGAAAAATATAGTAGATGTGTTACGTCAAACTATTTTATGGGGACCGGAACAACTCACCCTTTTAACAGGTCTGGACGATGGTACAGTTGATTTACAAACCACAACAACTGCACTCATTCAGTATGTTTATACCATACCCAATCTAATTGCATCTACACAAACCATTGTGGATACATTGTTAGGCACGCTTCCATCTATAACGGATACGTTTGAGCGTAGTAACATCATAGCTACTCTCCTCGCCATTCAAAATGTATGGGGACCAGATCAGATTATAATTTTAAATAATCTGATAGTCCCTAACGGATATAATGAGTCTTTACTCATATTTCAACTCCGTACGTTCGTGTCTCAGGTTAGTTATTTTTTAGTTGGTCTGTCATCACTCATCCCCGGTTCATCGGAACAGCTCAACGTGGTCAACGGACTCGAAGGATATCTTAATGATCTCACACTCCAATCGGATATCTTAAAATTGGGAATGATCGCTGTACTGAACACATTGTCCGGAAAAACAGACGCTCAACGTGGTACGATCGTAGACGGACTAATCCGAATTGGGGCAGAGGCAACTATTTGGGGTAGTACTCAACTTACTCTTTTAGAAACGCTACGAAACGCCTTTAATGATGCAAATATACCCACTCTCGTGAGCTATCTTAATGGTCTCTCCGGTGATATCGACCAAAGAGTTAGGATTATTGGAATTATCACTCTTTTGGGGGAGTTTCCAGGTACCACTGAGGAGGCACGATTAGAACGCGTCACGGCGTTACGCCAGTTTCGTGTATGGCGAGATGAACCCATAAAACTTGTGAATAGTTTAACTTCTCTCACACCCGGAAGTGAAGGTCGTACAGCCGTTATAAATAGTCTAATTGAATATTCAAATGTGCTGATCGATGAGGTACCGACACTTCAATTCACACTCAATAATCTGAAAAGTGGTGTGAACGGAATACTCGATACTATAGCCACTCTTACAACAACGGCTGAACGTGACCCTCTCATAGTTGAACTTGTCGCGTTAGGTGTTTGGGGAAGCGACCAATTAACCACCTTGAACGCATTACGTATTCCATCCGCGAATGACACTACGTACATAACCCAATTAAAAGCGACATCTACACAAATACCCATCACACAGTCCATTCAAAATGATATTATACAGAAATTACTCACAAGAAATTATTGGGGTGATCAATTATTTACTTTAAATAATTTACGCTTAGTTGTACCTGGATTCATAGGACAGACTGCTCTTGTCGCCGCACTGAATACGTATATCGCTGGTCTCCCAGATAGTTTGAATCTCGTGACTTCCCTGAATGCGGTAGTGGCTGCGACTACACAGGTAGTTCGTGACCCGATTATAGATGGTCTCATCGCATTAGGTGTTTGGAGTTCGTCTCAAATAGTTACATTGAATGCGATACGTGTTCCAGGTTTTAATGATATATCCACGTTAATTCCAGAGGGAAACACACGAATTAGTATTTTAAAAATTGGTTTCGGTGCAACACTCGACAGTCTACTACCCCTTGGTGCTGTAGCTCGCGAACCAATTATAGATAGTCTCATTACATTGGGTACAGGTATCTGGGGAGCAACCGAACTCACAACACTGGACCTATTAAAAACCCCTTCGGGGAATGATCAGACATATATAGATGCATTAAAGGCGTTTCTTGCTCCTATAGTCACACCCAAATCAATTATGTTAAATAGTGGTGTAGCGACCACCGTTAGAGGGTTTAATTTCTCTAACACTTATTTAACTAGTAATGTTATCACCCCACTTAGTGCGAACCCTTTACCGTCTATAGTAGTAAACCGTAATGAATTTGTATCTAATCTCGTCGCAGAAACAGGTCTTTGGGGATCGAGTCAGCTCACTCTATTGGAAGAATTGCGCTCAGACACACCAACGGGTTACATCGACCGACTCATAGAGTACGTAAAAGGTGTATTATCAACCCTAGCAGTAGGGTATGTTGATAAAACCGCAATCACATTGGGAGCTATCGATACAACACTTAATACGAACCCTTTACCATCTATCATAATAAACCGCAACGATTTTGTATCTAATATCCAAGCGATAACCGGTGTTTGGGGAACCGAACAAAACACCCTTTTAACCAATTTGCGTACATCCACAGCGCCAACGACTCTCACAGAACAACTCACCGAGTACGTAAACGGGACATTGTACCACGTACTAACACCCACCGGTAAAACTGAAAGTCAACTAAATGATATTAATACCACTCTCGGTACATCCCCTTTACCATCTATCATAATAAACCGCAACGATTTTGTATCTAATATCCAAGCGATAACCGGTGTTTGGGGAACCGAACAAAACACCCTTTTAACCAATTTGCTTACATCCACAGCGCCAACGACTCTCACAGAACAACTCACTGAGTACGTAAACGGAATATTGTACCAGTTACTTACACCCACTACTAAAATTGAAAGTGAACTAAATACTATC